ATATGCTTAGCCGTCTCTACACCATTGTTTGCGATATTTAAGCCACCCCAGTTCTCTATTCCGATAAACGCATCTATATCGCTGATTGACTCTACCTTCGCTGCTACACCAAACTCAAAACTCTGAGAAGCGTCAATGGTCGCATCGCCACTCAAAGAGCAGCTGCTTGTCGCGCCACTGTCTAATTCGGTAGTAATAAACGGCCTGGTGATAGTTCCTGTCCCTGGAGTCTCTGTAAATCCATCTGCGCTATTCCCTAAGAAGAAGAACTCTTCAAACAAAGCGTTAGCCCTATCTTTAATCGTTGCAGCCTTCTGGCCGTTGATCACGAACTCTGCTTCACTGTCATCCCATTTCGCGTATTCCCCGCTCCCCTCTTCACCAAGAATCACATCACCTACATCTGTCCCACCTACAATCACTTCTAGTACATTATTGCCCCCAGAATCCTCAGCCAGTAGACCGGTATTAGCATCTGGAAACAACTGAACTCTCGCGCCACTAGACGCAGTGTTGTATTTCCCACCCAACTGTTTAACGCCCTGTGGAGAAATTCCCCCAGGATGCTGATAAAGCGTGTAAATTTCTAAAGCAGTCAACACGGAGTCGTAAAGCCTAATCTCGTCTAAATGCCCATCAAATTCATTTGTTTGGTCAATGTCATTTCCGATATATAAGTCTCTTGATGAGTCATCTTCTATTGCCCCAGATGGCGTTTCATTTATCGTCAAGTTACCTAGCGCAACCCCGTTCAAATAGAATATTGGCACGTTAGATGTGCTGCTACCGTCATATGTCACGGCTACGTGAACCCATTCATTTAAAGGATAACGCGTGTTCGTGTCAGACGCCCACCTTCCACGGCTGTTTCCGCCTCCGTCAAAGTTAACAAAAAAGTTCAGCCTTACACCATCCACCGTTTCGCTCCCGGTATACAAAACCCATCCATTTAAAAGCCCATTTGGCGCTTTCTGTAGAATCCTGCCTGAATGGAATCCCCCATCACTATCAATGTTCACCCAGCAGGAAACGGTTCCGCCAGTAGCAAACAGGTTATCAATGGCGGATTCAGCGGAAACAGTCACTACCTCTGGTCCTGCGTCAAAGTGAAGTGCTGTGCCTGACACACCTGTGTCATAAGTCGCACCAGTAATAACCCCGTTATTCCCGTTATTAGTCTCGTCTATCGCCGTACTTCCAGCCTGTTCATCAAAGCTCCAATACGCAGCAAGGTTTTCGTCAGACGGCATCGTATTCAAAGTAGACCCAGCCTTAACCGTCACTGTACCTGAAACCCTTAACCCATTGGTCGTGTCATACGTTAAAGAATCATTAGTAACTCCAACTCCTATACCATATGCGTCCGCAACGTAACCTAGGAATCCGTTCAAGTTACCTAGCCTCAAGTGCGTGGTAATCGTGCTCCAAGGTGAACCAGCGTGTTCAAATATAGAAACAAATGGAGCATTAGTATCATTAGCTGTAATGAACACTCCACCCTGCCCAGATGGGCCAAAATTAACTACCGCCGTACCCTTCTGCCAAGCTGGATTAGAGTCAGCCGCATATCCTGCACCCTCATCTCTTGTGACTACATAGGTTGGCGCTGAACCTATATTAGTAACCGTCATCCACTCATCGTCTGCTCCTGATTTTATTCTAATAATATCATTTACTGCGAATGTGACATCTCCACTAATCGTTAAAGTACTCGCATCTAAAGCAGTCATATCAGCATCTAAAACATCAGACCCTATCACTACTACTATATCCCCACTTACTGCAGATATGTTATTAGTAACAAAGTTTGCTGTTTGAAATTTACCCCTAGCTGAAATGTTCCCTACTTCTAATAAGTCTGGTTCTAAAGTGAACCCTGCACCCAGTGCCCCTGATACATAATTGCTAGACCTTATCCTTAAATTACCACCGTCTATAGCTATATTATCTCCTGCAGTAAGCCCTACCTGTAAATTAGATTTTAAAAACCCGCTACCATTTGCCAAAAAATACACCTCTGCGTTCTCATTACTTGAGGTAAAATCACTCTGAGTAGCTCCTATCCACATATTCCCAGTTGTATCAACATGAAAACTGCTATCAGTCGTATCAAGATCTGGTATATGAATCGAACCAGCTACTAACGAACCCGTAATGGTTAAGGTGGATCCGTCCCATGTCATCTTATCCCCAGCACTATCTCCTATGAAAAATTTATAAGCACTGCCGTCATTCCCCAGCCAAAACCCTGTCCCTGCATCATACCCTGTTGCCCCACCCTTAACGTACTGGTTCACCAGTAAAGTATCTATCGAGGTCTTATCATAAGGGATTGAGTTATCAGGAATTACCGCCTCTAAATTAGGTATAGAAATAGGGGCTTGTGGTGGTGTTAACCCATTACCTTTTTGTAAATCCTGGTCCTTCCTGTTATGGACGAAGCCCAGTGAGAGTATTGTAGGCAAATTATATTAGTTAAGTATGTCAGATTGTTTTTCAACGTCCATTGCAAATCCAAAAAATGACCAAAAAGGATTACTCCCGTATTCTGATCCTGCTACTTGTAGCAACACTCCTCCTTCAGCTTCCACATCAAATGTGCTTACGTATTGCGTCAGCTCTCCCAGCTCAATGTATTCTGTTAACGCACGTGAGTTTTTATCAACAACCCTGTACTTCAACTTTAATCCTCCAGCTCTTTCTGCAAAGGCATGGATCTCTTTTATACGTTTGTTAAAACTAACGTCCCCTAAAAATATAGGAGCTAATTCAAAATTGGCAGCAATCGAAACCCCTGATCCGCTAACTGTTGTGTCAGTATAAACAAGGCTTGTATCAGTATATTTACTTTTATCCCATACATTCCCGTCATCATCACCCATATACCTTCTCAATTTCCCGCTATCATTAAAACGAGCAAATATGGTCATATTATCTGTATTCTCTCTCCACCTCCATGTTTGAGTAGGGATATTAAAAATCAGTTCAGTATTGCTATAAGCCACCCCGTTCACTGTTACGTCTCCTACATATAGTATGTATTCTTCGTCAATCAATTCAGCAAAGAAATTATTTGGAGTACCGTTTCTAAAGAAATCTATTACATTACCAGCTATATTCTGTGGGTAACCTCCGCTCACAGATAGCCAAACCCCATCCCTATTAGCCCAGAACATATACTCTCCCTGGGTTCTTATAGTTCTATGGTTAGAACAACCTATGTCCCAAACCTTCTTCTTTTGTTCCTGATTGTAGATGTATGCACTATATTCAGTAAATATAACTAATCTGTCCCAGTTTTCTCCTAACCCTGTTATCTGTTCACTATAGTCCACATCAATAAAGTCACTCGCAACAGTCCATGTTATCGCCCCTGCGGACGGGACACTAGAGAAATAAACCCTATAAGGATAAGCTGTTCCCGCACTGTCGCAATTACCTAAGTACAGTCTGTCCCTGTATCTTTTAATATATTTCGCCCCTGGCATATTAGTAACATTTACAGCGTCTGACCACGTTGTGCCAGTCAAGCTCCCTACAGGCAAAAATCCGTCTGTGTCCCCATGACCTACAAAGAAACAGTATCCGATAAAGTTCTCCATTTCTACGTTTATATCCTCGTACCCATTCCATGTAGCTTCTGCCCCAGCTATCTCCGTCCACGCTCCAGCAGCTGTTTTATAAAACAACTGAGTATCGTCGTCCCCATCTGCGTCATTTACGGTGGCTAACATCTTCTCTGTGCCTGGTACTTGCCTAAAATTAAATAACCCAGTTATGCTCTTACTAGCCTGAATTTGTGTGCTAACCCTACTATATCCCAGATCTTTCACCAAAGCTCCCAGCTTATACGCCGGATTACAGCCATTTAAAACCACAGCCGTCCCCTCTGGCATTAAGAATGGTGACACATTCGTATTTACTCCTCCGAGTTGATTGAAATTTTGTATTAACATTTACCAAGTATAGTTATTATTTCTATTAGTGATCTTGCCCCCCCCTGGTGAATAATCCTCATAATAATGATAGGTATATTCATCAGTAGTTGGAGCCTTGTTCTTTAAAGCGTTTGAAAGCACTGCATTATTAAATACCTGCATTAACTCTAAAGCTTTCTCGACATTCCCCTTTCTTCTTTCTATCATCGAGCCAATATAGTATTGGAACACATTAGTAAAAGGGATTGGTGTAGTATCAGAAGCCTCTGTTAATCTTGTAAGTTCTTTAAAGAATCTTATATATACGGGCCAGCCATCGTAATCAGAATTTACTGGAACCTCAAACTTCATGTTCTCTTGATCTATGGCATACTTTCTAGGTAACGCCGGTGTCACCCCTTGCCATACTGGGGTGTCCACTAAATTCTGCGCTGTAATTGACCCTGCACCTGCCGCAGGTATCCCCGCAAACGTAGTTGAGTTCGTCTTACTTGTATAAGTGAGCGTATCACCACCCAAGTACAATGTTCCAGCGTCATCAAATATCAAAGTGGAATCTACCACCAAAGTCGTGTCTCCGATCTCTGCCTGTGTCGCTACCAGGGTTTTAGCCTGACTAGTCTGTAAATCAACATAGTCATCTAAACTCATTCTCATCGCTGGCGTCTTGTCTCCTATCGAAACAGATATAATACTTCTATCTGAATTAGGGTATTTCATGCTAATCGCTGCCAAGCTATAGCTATTCTCGTTAGTGCTTAAAGTTATATTAGTTTTATCGCTAGAAACCTCAAAGTCCCAATCCATTTGCATATATTCTCCACTCGTAGGGTCCTGATATACGAATTGTGAGATAGCTGACTGTGCGTCGTTTGCCCATTCTACACACATTTCTCTCGTAATTACGTTGCTAATCCTACTACCGGTTATCCGTAAAGCTTGATTAATAAAGTTCTCAACAGAATTATAAACCAAACCAGCAGCAGCAACGTAGTCACTCGCATCACTAGTCGTGGTCCCATCGGTGAATTTGACATAATAATAAGCATAAGATGTATCAGTAGTAGCCTGGAGCGTATATTCAGTATAAGGTCTGTCCCACTGGACCATTTGAGCGTCAGCCAATTGTCGACCAGAAGCTGTCTTTGCGTCAATGGACTCTATAATGGTTCCTGCTCCACCGTCAGTTGCAGCCCCGTATATAGTTATTCCTCTCTCGTTGATCTTCGTAACTTTGGCATCCAATTCGTGGTCAAAGGAGAAGTGATTAGTAACAGCTATTGTTGATCCCCTTGTAACAGCGTCATCCCCTACTGTTGTTTCAGTTTGATTATCCCCGATTGAACCAACAACCATCCAATCCGCATTAGCGAACCCGTCGTTATCTAGTACCGTTATAGACTCTGCTGCCGCTAATGCGGGCGCAGCTAAAGTAGTACTTATATTCCCAGATATATCCGGGTGAGCGATACGAAGGGTGCTTCCTGTAATGTTTATGATTTTTGGCTTTTGTAAAACTTGACTAGTTGCCATGTTATCTTTGGATTATTATATAAATTACTCCTATTAAATTTGAAATCATTGTTGTCCACATAAACCACTGATTCTTCTTCAACCATGATATCTCCGTCCCCAGATTCCCCAGCTTGTTTTCCATCGTGGAAATCTTTTCCGCCATATGCGCTAAATGATTCTCCCTTATATTATCAATTGTTACCATGATCAAACGGTTAGTTTCGTGCAAATTCGAAAGTTCCTTCTTTGTGCATTCCTGAAAGGATCTGAACTTACTTTCTAAAATTTTGTCAGCCATATATTAAAGTGGTGATTGAATTGTTGGATAAAATTTAAAATTCCTAACCTTGTCTCCGGCATCTAATTCCAAAACCAAGAAAGAAGAATTGACTAGGGTGGTGTCTGTTCCTGTATCAATAGAAACCTCATTCACAAAAACCTCAAAACTTCCTGAAGAATCTCTGGTTATAACCACCCTTACAAATTCGTCTGTAGCAATGACGCCCGTTGCCGTAGAGAATATGGTCGTGGACCCTCCGCCCGTAATTCTTCTTAAGAAAATAGCCTCATTTGCCGTTATAGTCATTTGATAACCAAGCGCAGCGTTCCCTGCCTGAACTGAATCCATTACGAATCCTATTAAAGGATTTGATGCAGCATCCTTGCTTAACTCAAACTCCCACGTTCCAAATGCTTGCTGGCTTGAAACAGATATAATTCCCGCACCTACACACGTAATCTGCTTGCCAGCACTAGTTGAGTCGTCTACCTGCCAAGTTCCGCTAGTTATTTCAAATCCTGTGTTCTCTAGGAAATCAGCGGTCACGTTTGCCGTACTCACACTCCAGTCTTCTCCCGTATAATTTAAGTCTACTCTCTTTTGCCCTTGTTCATATAATTGAGTTACTTGTGCTGCTGTAAGTTCTGTGTCCCACAGTTGTACTTGGTCTATTGCACCATCAAAAGTTCTTGTCTCACCAGCATTGTTGCCGATAATCAAATTACTGGCAGCATCTGTAGCGAAGGTGTTTCCATCCGTGGGCGTTGATGTGCTATCTAACGCAACAGATTGCCCATTGACATAAACAATAGGGACATTTGAAAAGACACTGGCATCATAGGTGACAACTACATGATTCCACGCATTTAAGGCAATTTCACGATTAGTCGTCGCCCTGGTCAGATCAGCCCCTGACCACACTACGGTAAACGACATTTCAGCAAAACCTGAAACCTCCGAATCAATTCGTAGCAACCAGTTACTTTTGTCGGCCAACCGAGCGATGCTAGACTCACCATCGCTTCTTGGCTTGATCCAAATTGAAATCGAACCTCCTGTCGCCCAAATGTCATCTATTGATGTATCCGACCCGCAGTCTACCAATCCACTATCTTCATCGAAATCACAAGCTCTACCAAAAAACCCTTCAATATCAGCTACAGGCGGTGTTATATCCCCATCATTCCCGTTCCCACTTACATCTGAAACCGTAGCTCCAGATAGATTCATATCTAATTTCAATTGCAAATTAGCCGAAGCTATATCTTCTGTCTGTTCTGGTATACGTGTAGCCGTAGGTATATGCGTAAGGTGCGCTTCTTGCATCCATTCGTTGTAGAGTTGTGACATTTGCTGCTCAGATAATTCAGTATCAAAATAAATAATTTCATTAATCGCATTATTCACTGGACTACCCAAAGAACTAGAATTACACAAAGTAATAGCTGCATCATCAGCAGTAATAGTTAATGCAGAATTACCATCACCAACTTTTACTCCATCACGATAAAACTTAGGAGTACTACCACTAGTTAAAGTAAAAGCAATCATTGAACGAGCAGTAATACTCACTGCTAAAGAAGAAGTAGTTGAACCATCAAAAACTCTTAATTGAGAAGAAGTCATAAAAAAATCTACGTGCGTACCACCTACATCACGCTTATAAAAAAATCGATCATTTGTTTGACGAACAAACTCACCAAATAATACCACCGTCATATTAGTAGCTTGTAATTCTGCACTATCAGCAACCGTAACTGCTGCAGTACCTTGAAACATTAAAGACTTACCAAAACGATTAGTTTGCCAATAAGGAACATTAGTAAAAGTTCCATCATTAGAATTACCACTTTGGTCAGCAATACTCCCAGTACGGAAATCCCAATGGCCTAAAGTATTTGAAGCTAATTGTTGTTTTAATGACATTTTAAAGGTTTATTAGTTTTAAGTCTCTACGGTGAATTTCTCTTACTTGAGTTGGTGTAAACGTCGCATTAAAAATTTTAGGCGTATAAATCTCGCCATTAAAATATCTGTTTATAGGGCTGTTAGTTGTTGCCCCTATCCGTATGGGGCCAGTAGACTCTCCCAGCGTATGCGATCTAGCTACCTCTGAAGATAGTTCCCCATTTATATAGAAAGTTACAGTTGTTCCAGTGTATGTCACGGCTACATGACGCAAGACTCCGTCATCCACTACCATCCCAGAAGAATCCAATGTAAAAGTACTCGCGACCCCATCTGCTGCATAAAACGCCAATACTCCTGATCCCGCAGGATCAAGTTCAAACCCAAATCCTGTAAAAGGATTAGCTGATTCAAAATTGTCTATGATAGCTCCAGTTGAAGTGCTTGTCTTAATCCATGCCATTGCAGTCACATTACCGTCAGCAATAGACTGGCTTGCTCCTTGTATATAGTCTCCCCCATCAAAACTCATCCCATGCGGCGTTAATTGTGTAGGGAAAGTTCCTGCCGTACTTCCATCTCCTAACTGCACCGTTCCGCCCAGGTTGCCAATATTCTCAGTTACCTGATCATCACCATCGTTATAATGACTTCTTAATGGTAGACTTACTAAAGCTTTTGATTCATCTATTTCCCGATACGTTGTCTGATTGGAGAGATCTACGACCTCTGCCGCCGTTACTGCTTGAGCTAGAATCATAACAAAAGATATATTGCCCGCAAAACTAGCAGTCGGCCCTTCACCTACCCTAACCGTAAATTCCGTTGTTGGCACACCAATAATGCTACCGCCAGCAACAGCAGTAGACACTAAAAGCCCCGTGTTCTTATAAAGTGAAAGTGTTGTTCCATCCCAGGTAAGGGTTACCACCTGGGCGGCATCTAGGTCTAAAGCAGAAATAATAGTGTAGTAATTAGATCCAGCGGCATTGTTAATTTGCACTACAGCATTCCCATCACTTCTTCTTATGGCCATTAATATAGTGTGATTCGCGTCTATCCTGTAAGCAAAAAATCTCCTAAAAGTCGTGTCTGGCGCTAAGGTAGTAGTTGCCAATCCAAGCACAATAGTAAATCCATTATCCCATAAATCGTAAAAGTACCCTGGATAAGAAGCGCCACCATTACCTACGCAAACAAGATTTCCTCCACTTATCGAAGCACCCCCATTAAGAGTTCCCCCGTTGTCCACGGCTCCGCTTATGTTGTCGTAACTGTCTCTTAGCAACACTTCCGACGACTTTATCCTAGGATATTTTGCCATTATTCTTCTTCGTTAGGTGCTACTGTTTTAAACTCCTCCCACAATTGTTTCACCTGATCTACCGTCAAACCACTAGCGTCAGCAGCGTTAGTAAATTTTGTGAACTCCTCTTTATCTGTTGGATAAGAACTCTTACCAAACCACGGAAGATAAGGCCACAAGCTGTCAACTTTCTCCTGCGTAATAGTAGGATCTTTTGCCTTCACTTTAGCGGCAGGTTTCGCCGCCTCTTTAGCAGCCAAGACATCTGCCTCTGTCTTGTATTTACTTAATTTCGTTTTTGAGTAATCCATGTTTATTAGTTAATTAATATTAAACTCCAGTTTCTGCTATAAGTGCGTGATAACTTGCAACCCACTGAATATTGGTAGCCGCTGCGCCAGTCACCCTTACACGAATATTGGTGCTATTTACGTCAAAGCCTGCACCCCATGCAGCCGTTACCTCTGCTGCATGAGAAGAAGTCGTTGCGCCTATTTGTGTCAAAACACCGCCATCATTCTGGAATGTGCCGTGAATTACGTAGCTCGCCGTCTCATTACTGTCTGCGGTTTCGTGCCCAACTACAGTGGCAGTAACGTGTATAGCGGTATCAGAGTCTGTATCAAGCGTTGCAAGAGTAGTCACTGTCCCATCTGCTGTCGTAGTAGAGGCTGTCCCCCTTGCTGCTTCTCCATTTACTGAAAAGACACTAAATCTGCCGTTATTAGTGAATTCAAAGTTTAAGAACCCGTCAGCCCCCATTGTCAAGTATTGTTTTTCTCCAGAACCAGTAGCAGTCTCTGTTATGTCTATATTAATAACCTGATACCCCGCACTACCAGACTGATTAACAGTAGGAGAAATATCAAGAATAGTCTCTGTTCCTGAAGATGCTGTAAAGGCTGCACCTGCCGATATTTCCATAGGCCCTGTAAAGCTTGAAAGCCCACTCGCCACAAGTATCGCATAGGGGCCGTTTGTAAATGCCATATTCGTTCCTGCCACTGGAGGGCCTTCAACATAAAGCGTAGAAGGCGTTGTTACAGTTCTTGTTAACGTAGTCGAGTTATACGTAACCTGACCAAGATTAATAGAATTTAAAGTTGTTAAAGTTGCGGTTTGGTTACCAAGAGAAACATTACCAGACGCATCACCGCCTACGCTTAATCCACTTCTACGCGAAACAGTCGTTATTCCGCTCCCAATACCAGGGATTACTACTAAACCTGCTGTCCCTATCCCCGTAATATCTGACGTGTATCCCGCTGCATTACCTACGGCAAACGCTGCACCGACTGAAATCGTTGCATTCGCCCCAGGTTCAGGTATCCCAAAAATCCCCATCGTAAGCGCTACAGTAAGCGAACTTGCACCAACAAAGGCGTAAGTTGGAGCCTCTATCGTAAACGCCGCTTGTAACGTAAGCGCTCCAGCGGCGAATTCTACCGTCCTAGCTAGATCGAATACAACATCCGAAGCTTGCGTGCTTGCTGTTAATGTAGTATGCGCCGCTCCAGTAATCTTAAGGTGATTAGGCGAACCAGTATCATCTGCCACAGGAGTCATCTCCATGTCCCCCAAATCATTGATAGCGAAAAGAGACGTACCTCCTCGTTGTAAATCGAAATAAAATAATTCATCCCATCCCGTATCGTCCGTGACGACCATGTTCCCCTTAATAAGAGTGAACTTATCGCTTCCACCTGCTGCTCCCGCATCGTTTAATGTCTGTAAAACTTCTAAAGAAAAATCGTCTGTACCCCCTGAAGTAAGAGTGTCAGGATTTACATAAACAATACCGTCTAACTCTGTATCGCCAACTACATATAAATCTCCGCCTACCCCATCCACTTCACCAGGCGTACCTGCTCCTGATTGCACATAGGGCTTAAGCCCCGAACTTCTATATACTGCCATAATTTAATTTGTTAATAAATACTGAATAGCTGCGGCTATTACATTGGTGTCGTCGCCAAAACTTCTTATTGCAGTGTTGCATTTAGCGCATAACAAACCTCTTATCCTTCCCGTGTCATGACAATGGTCGACTGCCAAATGCTTTAATACGCCTTTTCTTGTAGCCGTCTCTGGATTTTTACAAATAGCACATAATCCCTCCTGCTTACCCCACAACTGATGATAGTCCTCCAGGGTCATATTAAACTTATGCCTTAAGTTGCCATCTTTTTGAAGAGCTACCCACTCCTCGTTACTTAAAGCTCTCTTTAACTTCTCCCTAGACCTCCTTGAGTATTCACGCCACTTATCCTTATTTCTACTCCTCCACGACGAAGCCCTGTCAGCATGGCACTCTTTGCATTCGCCATACAGGGTGCCGCCAGAATGCCTATAGTATCCCTCTGCTGCCTTTTCTTCTTCACACTTTGTGCAAACCCTGGTTGTAATAGTCATAATAATTAGGTTATCAAAACATGCGCTTTGCGTATAATGCGTAGTCGTGATCGTTATTACCACCCGCTGTAACCGTCTTAACTCTGACGTACTTAAATGGTATTGGCGTATCGGCTATTGCAAAGAAATCAGTATCAACCCAACTAGCTACTCCAAACAAAGCCTGCGTAACATCCTGATAAGCACAACTTGCTGCCGCAGTACCGTCGTCTTGATTAGTCGCCTCAATTGTTATAGTTAAAGTGTCAGTAGGTGTTCCATCAGAAGTTTCTGCCTGAATAGAGAAATACCTGTAGCCGTCCATATCTATGTAATAATGATTAGTTCCGCTTGTCTCGTTCGTTACGTCAGCCAAGGTTTCTTCTACATGGTGATCTGAAATCGGATTAACCTCGAACCCCTTGAATGAGTCTGTTCCCGAATCGTAAGCTGGCTGCTCCGAACCATCCTCATTAACAGCCATTACATACTGAACGCCACTTAATGAAGCTGCTGGCCTCACTGCATCCCCTTCTGCTACACTATTAGGTAAAGCAGAATCATCAAAATTTTTGGCTTCTGCCATTACTTGAGGCCCTGTAGCGATTACCGCTGAATCATGAGTCGCGTCTAGGGCTGCACCTCCACCACTCACTGCTACAGTAGCTACAGCCATTGTATTATAAGTACAGGTGTCAGAAGTACCAGCAGTCGCTTTTCGATAAAGAATCGTACCGGCTCTATAGTTAATGGCAAACTCACCATCTGCCAATCCGTTTATAAATTCTTGTGCATCTTTCTCCTCATTATACTCAACCTCTGTTGTCAAAACAGTTCCTGTTCCCCATACGAATGAACTTTCATTTGAATAAATTTCTATTCGCCTTATGGCCGTATGGTCAAAACTTCCCAACGTCCCTACCCAGTCTTGATCAGCCATTGCAGCCGTATCGTAAATGTCAAAAGTGTAAGCATTACTAGAGGCCGCCACCAATTTGATCCAGCCATACAGTACATTACCCCCGTCGTCTATTGCCTTCAAAATGTACCTTGCTGAAGCCGCAGTTGGAGTCTCGAACATTAACTCCAGATTATTAGCGGTATCTGTAATTACCGCTTCGGCTGACCCTGCTGTTTCAACTAGTGCCCCAATAAGGTCTGTGTCACTAACCGTATAAACCAGATTCGCCTGTTTATCCCAATAAGAACCAACCTTGTCTCCGTTTAAGTTCAAAATAGGAGCCTTGTCGGTTGAAACCACACCTCTACCACTTTGAGCAGCTGCACAGGTGAAGGTTATAGTTTCGGCAGCAACCGCCACCCTGTCACTCGATTGAGTAACATCATCAACAGGCAAAGGCAACTGTGCGCTGATCTCCTTTCCGCCTGGTCTTGTTAAATAGTTCATTTTGTCATTTGTTAGTTATAAATTTAGGTTATAGATATAATCACCATTTCGTATCACTTGAGAATGACTATTGAAGTCTTGTTTGGAGGCAGACTTGCATCCGCCCCCTATAAGACCTCAAACGAAGCTGTTAAACATCATAAGTCACTCCATCCGAAGTTCGGAGAGTTTTTCGCCCCCCATTGTCAGTCACGATTCCGCTAACCTTTTGCCCCACAACGTTACATGTAACGAGTTCGGGTTCAGGTGCTTTTTCAGTAACCTCTTCAGCTTCTTCAGTCACAGTTTCCTCCACCTCTTCAGGTGCAGTCTCCTCCACCTCTTCAGGTGCAGTTTCCTCCACCTCTTCAGGTGCAGTCTCCTCGACCTCTTCGACTTCTTCTTTTTTCCTTCTAGGCATTTTAAATTAGTTAAAAATTAATTGGGCTGGGAGAAAGGATCTAGCCATTTCTCCCACTTGCGGGAATGACCACCCATAAACACTAGCTGACAAAGACCGAATAGCGTTGCATAATCATGCTGCATCCACAACAGGCCATAGTTTACCAGATTTATCTGCTACACCAGTGTAGTAGTTCTCAAAGTAAACCAGTCCCGTACCAGCAGTAGCGATAAGCTCACCAGTAGTATCAAGTGAAGAAACATAGTTTCTGGACACGTCACCAGTAGAGGAAGATCCGCTACCAGTTAGGAAGATACCAACAGTTGCGCCCGCACTACCAACTACAGTAAGAACATTGTCTCTAATTCTTGCCCCAAGAATGTCTTTAGATGAAAGTGTCAAGAAGTGTCCAACGTCAGCAGTAGCTGCTTGATCACAAGTATTACCTGAAATCTCCACATCTAGCTGATCCTCAAGAATAGACACAAACGCCAACGGTGTTGTGTTCAGTCCGTATTGGAAACAGTTTAGTACTTTCAGCCCATCAGCCTCATTAGCCACTGCGCTTGTAGTGACACAAGATAAGAAATTCAAACTAGACGTATTGTCTTCAAACTTGGCACCATCTAAGTGAAAGTTAGCAGCAGTACCGATTGTAAATGCTGAAGCTACGTCTAGGAAGTTAGCAACAAGCAATCCGCCTATCCATGTGATGTTGGCAGCTGAAACGTCAATAGTCGCAGCAGCAGCACCAAATGTGTAAGTTGGAGCCAATGCACCACTTCCAAGATTGATAATCGTAATACCAGCGGTTTCAAGATCCAGCGAAGTAGCAGTTACTGTTTCAGTATGACCCGGAGCAACGTAAATCACGTCACCACGATTAGCCACACATTCGTCTACAGCTGCTTGCACTGTTGCGTAATACCTCAAGTTTCCAAGAGGATCCGACTTAAATACTTGCTGTAGAATCTCACGCCCAGCAGCAGCGCTTTTAGCTACGACGAAAACTTGTCCACCTCCCAGAAATGGAGTGCTTTGAGCTAGTTGCCCGTAGCCGCTATTGTAATTAAAACCCATAATAATAGTTTGTCAATGTCATTGCTACCTCCACCTCCCTCCAGGGTTCTTATGTGTCCTTGATAGCTAGACGAAATAATTAAACGATGTGTGTCCATTGCTCTCTCAAAACAATGTTTCTTATTTGGACAGAAGACACATCGAACATTCTGCCTAAATGTGAATAATTTTTAATGATCGTCAAGCCAGGAGCATTATGTGTATCATGCTCCAGCACCCGTGCTCCATAGCAATCCTCTTGGGGAAACTGTCGCTATACCGTATGCACACCTAGTGCCGTACGTCCAGTTATCATTATGGAAGTCCTCACCGTTATTACCAGGCGCAGGTGTTTTTAACATTGGACGTTCCCAGATACCAAGATAAGCTTGCCATCCCATTTGGCCTTGTCCAGCTGCTACAAGTCCCCAATAGTCTTTCTTGGCAGAATTGTAAGCTCCAGCTGCGTCAGTAGCCAAATAAGGTAAAGCTAAATGTCTATACTTACCTTTGTATACATTAATAACCCCAGGGTTGTTTTGATCTACGTCAGTTGTAGATTGTAAAAATTGTTTTACGTTATTAACAACAGTTGGATCGTCAGTAGTAACGATAGTATTAAAATCCATAATACGTCTCTCTCCAAATTGAGAGAAAATCTGTGTGTTTCCTTGCAATTCAGCAACCTCTAGTCCTCCTTTTGAGAAGATAGGATTTCCAGTAATTACATTCGAGAATGTAGTACTAGATCCGTTAAGAGTATGTGAAGCTGATACAAGAGCCAAAGTATCACCTACAGTAGTAGCAACAGTTTGACCGTCCATGTCTGTGTAAGAAGTAGCAGTACAGAATGTTAATCTATGAGTTAGATCAATCTCCATCCTTTGTGGACAGAAATGTGTAAGAGAAGTGATCTTAGCCATGATCTCAGGTTTCTTGTTGTACCTTCTCATTTCCCAAGTGATATCAATTTCCCTTGCGAAACGTCTAGCAACCATATCCTTCTCATAACCTCTGTAAACTTCAGCCTTACTTGCGTCTACCCCTTCCTCTTTGACCGCAGCGAATGTTTCAGGGTCAATCTCTGTATACCTTCTGGTATCCCCAGTATTAGCCGGCATATCTTCAGTAATAAAAAGCTGTGACGCTAGTCCAAGCTCTTTAAACTTGTTGTGTACTGACCAATTACGATTAATCACATCTGTAAACTGCGATATTGTAACTATGTTTAAGTCCATAATTTAATTGTTAAGAAATATGCTAAGTAGTACCAATTCCAGACTGCATGAACTTCTGAGAGTTCAATGTGAACAACCCTACGTTGTCGCTGATATATTCAGTACAATAAGCCGCATCGTCATTTGACGTTGCATCCGTTACGTCAATACCTACCGGTGATCCAGCTAGATCAAGATAAGTACCAACATTTGCTTGAGCAAGCGTATCTGATGAAAGAACACTTACTTTCCATTCTGACCCTGGGCTTGCAGGGACCTTAACAGGAATACGAGTAGTAGAAGCATAGTCGTCGTCAGTTGCTGCAATTGTTTTTTGCACGACTCCCAAATGGGACATCACCGCAATCGACGCAACAGTAACATATCCAGACGTTTGATCAACTACCGCACCTGTAGTCAGAACCTGTGAAGCTGCTTTTTGGCCCCAGTACGTTTTAAAGGGACCCCTCCATGGTTTCCATGCCATATGATTTATGGTTAGTAAAATAAAATTCCGATCAATTTGTCGCTAACGTATGCGATGACCGAAATTTTACTCACTAACGCAGAGTATTCGAAGATTTACTAGCTGCTATTATACCTTACTTCTTGTCTTTTTGCAAATCCTTCTTTAATTGGGAATACTTTTCTTCCAACTCCCTTGTCCTCCTTTCCCTATATGCGCCCCATTCCTCGTCGTCTTCGACATAAGACTCCTCTATCTCATCAAGCTCCTCAAGTTCCTCCTTAAGCTGACCATCAAGTCTTTCTTTGCCCTTTTTAATCACATCCTTCTTTAAGGCAGCCTCAATATCTTTAACTGTGATCTCCTCTCTATCTTTGCCCCATAATCTTTGGTGAGCCTCTTGTAAGCTATGCTCAAGACTCATATGTAGAGTTTCAAAAATTTGATTAAAGTGTTCTATTGCTAGACCTTTATAAAAGAATTCTAGCAATTCTAATACACGCTGCTCCAAATATGCGACATCATTATATAGAAGATCCTTATCAAGGATATCTTTTATAATCTTCGCGACAATAGGCTCGCATCTTTTCCTACGAGCTTCTGTTAGATCAACTGGTTCTTCTGGTATTTTAGACATAATTTAACGGTTAAGTCCCACTGCGGGGAAATTTTTTAAAATTCTTCCAGACGGAAGTTGCACATTATACGTGATCTCTTCAGCACTAATCTGTACTGGAACCTTGCCAAGAGCTTTCGACCTATACTTATCATACTCCACTTTCGTCAAAGTGGTTGTGCCTGTAACTTTCTTAAGTTTCTTTTTCTTTTCGTCCATGATAGACACTTCTTCCCTATCATAAGCCATAAACCTTGGTAGCGGTAACTCTTCTAACAGCTCCCCGTCTTCACCTGACCAAGTGACCTGATATATCAATTCCATCTCTCTCATCTTGTCATTAAACTGTTTACGTAGAAATTTCAATTCAATTGCGTAAAGCGGTTTACCGTCAAGCATCTTCTTACGAATAGTAGCTACTTTTTTCTTATCAACGTCATCGTCTGATTCCCATTTATCTGAAAACACCTGTCCTTTAGATTTCTTTTCAGTTTCAAGCTTCTCGACTCTTTCTAGTAACTTCTCCAACTCACTCTTATCTATCGTCACCTTATCAGTATTAAACATCTTTATCTTCTCCGGCACAGCTACCTTAACAGGCCTAGACATATCGCCCCCTTCCTCGTCAGCGAAAGTATCCCCATCATCTTCGTGATCAACTGCATACTTTAACCGCTTATACTTCTTCTGCCACTCACCTGGCATTTTAAAGAACCCACTTTTAGCGTCACCTCTATGTTGCCGCATCTCCGTCTTCATATCAGCCAACATTTCCCTTTTAGTTTTAGGCATAATTTACTTTGTTAATAATTAATCTTTTTTAGGCGATTCCATAACTATCCCCAGTTCTTTTGCTAACGCCTTCCCGTCATCGGTATCAGCGAAATTAGTTTTCTTTTTTGAATACCCCCGCCCTTCAGCTGAAGGAACATAAGAATTCAAAGGATCAACCTGATTCTCTCTATTTTTACGATTTTCGATAAGTACGAATGCGTCATCTAACTGATTAGCAACTGCATCAGGCGTTAAAGCGTTATCACCTAGTATCTTGTACTGCTTTTCCAACTCTTTTCTTAACTCCTTGTCCTCACCCACTAATTGTCTAATCTTACGCTCCTTAACAGATCCAACAACAGCCTCCGACAGCCTTTCGTTCTGATTATGCAGCGTCTCAACCTCTTGCATATAGAACTTCTTTTCTTCGCTCCAGTTGGCCATCTCCGCTTCTCGATCAGCTTGGTTTAAAGTTTTGAATCTTTTAAAATTCATATCTTTACTCTCAAGTTTCTCAAGCGCTTTTTCCTTCTCATCAAGCTGCCCCTGGATCTCTTCCAGTTTATCAGCTTTCTCCTTTAACTCCTTTGCTGCTTCCGGGGACAACACCCCCTCAACGGGATTCCCGTCTTCGTCATAATACGACATACACTTTTAATTAAGTTATAATTGGTGGCAAACGGTCGTTATTCTCCCCTTTGCCGTATCTTTTATTAGAATTTAGTTCCACTTCAACCCCTCCTGGCAGAATCAAGGAGTTTGCTTTCTTCTCTTTTTCCGTAATTGTTCGCATAATCGGGCTATCCTCATCGGACAGGTCTATATACAATTCCGGCTGACTAGCTTCATCTGTCCCGTATTGGTTTATATAAGCCTCGTAATTGCCTGCACATGCTGGGCACATTCTTATATCCCCTCTACGTGACCCACTTGTCTGCATCTGCATCCCTGTATTCCCGCAATCATCACATTTTCTATGTTTAGATATATAAGGAGTGCCATTTATTGACCCGAATTGAGAGATAGGTATCCCCCCTTTCTCTAGTGCAGCTTTTTTAGCCTTCTTCTTTTTCATAAATTTAAGTTACAGAATATTTATCAAACTCGACCTCCAAATTAGGAGCAAGCGAACCATAAGACTCAAGTCTCTCCTTTAATAAACTCACTCCATTAATAGTAAACCTATCATGAATCATGTTCTCTTCTTCTGTATGAAGAATCATCTCCTCCTTAATATCCTCAACTAGTTCATCTAAAATGAAATTCAAGGCACTATTCTTACTTAGAGACTGCGCCTCCATATAAAAGGAGTCCTGTTCAGTCTTCCCCTGTGGATGTTCAGGTTTATTAAAAACACCCAGCTGCTTGCGGGTCATTTTGCAAATATCTACCCTCCCCCACTTAAAATACAATTTTTCTATCAATCTTTTGAACATTTTTAACGAAGAGTTAACGTGCCACGAACACGACTTAAGCTGTAAGCAATTGGCTTACAGAGTTTTTAGGACTAGGTGGTGCTAACTGATTCTGTAAATCAGTCTGCCCTGTAGCTTCTGGTGGTAACACCTGTAATTGTTGTTGTTGTTGTGCTGGCCAAATCTTACGAGGATCTTCACCCTGTAAAATAGCCTGCCTTTCAGCTAGATAATCAATATTAGGTATCTTACCTAACGGCACGAACATTGCTAATAATTTCTGTATATACTCATCAAATTGCGCTAATTTCAAACTAGAAGTATTCTTCTCTGTCGGATTAATCTCTATACTCCAGTGATAATCTATCGCCCTTAACTCTTGTGGATCCAGGTAAACCTTACTAACAGGCCTACCTCTAACAGCCTCCAAGATCTCTTCTTCAGCTAATATCTGTTCACCTGTAGGAAACGGGCCTTCTCTGAAGTCAACTATCTTCTCACCCGTCCTACCGTCCTCGAACTCTGAATCAATTGACTCTGTCCTATATACGTTAACCATCGCTTCAACACCTTCTTTAGTAGTCTCTACTCTTTTATCAATCGGTTCAGTCCAATATTTCAATATATTATACAACCTAAGCTTCGCTAACCTTTTCTCTAAATTAATTACCCCTAGTATAGTTATTCCTAATTTAAGCATCGACTGCTGTTTAGATTCGATAATCTCCCTGGCCGTCTGCTGTCCCGTAACGCTCTGCCCCTCCAAAACAGGGGATACCGATTTACTGTCAATTATCCTCTTAATAAATTCAGTAGCATTATACTCTGAAGGTGTTACCCCGATATTATTCCCGATCTCCTGTAATTTATCCGGATTAACACCATTGTGGATCGTACCTGGATAAAAAATCTTCTTACTCAACGTCTTACCAGTATTATTAGCCATCGGCGGCTGATAACTCTTCCTTGTCTTTAATATAATAGCCTTCAACATCTCATCAAAAATCTGTTGATCAACCTTCGTTTTCGCAGGGATACTTTTAGAATAAGCGAAAAACTGACTAATAGGCTCAATATCACCTTTAGCTAAAGGATATTCACATACACCCAGTAAAGAAGATAAGGGGAACGTACCTAGCACGCCTTTCTTACTCCTCTTAACAGGGAACATAGGAACACCATTTAACAAGATCATGAAATCGTTGCTCCACTTATTATAATATTTAACCTCCTCAACCATACCATCCTCCAACGGTTCAAGTGACCATCTATTATAGCTCAACCCATCCTCGCTATCACCAGCTATCTTCGTAACCTTTCTAGGCACGTTCTCCCATCTTCCCCATTTTCCGTACTTACTTTGAGCTTCAGCCCTTGTTAATAACTTCCTTACCGCTACATACGGCTGTTTCTCTAAATCGAACTCTCTTATATTCCCTAAATATACATTCAAATTATTAATCAAACTCGCTGAACAATACTTGTAAACCTTATCAACACCCTCCTTCCAATCAAAATCACTAAACTTCCCGTCGATCATCTCGAAATCTTTAGCTATCTTATTAGGTAATCTAAACTCAACCTGCGTATCCTCAACAAAAACTGTCCCCTGACTTAGCAACTCATGGTAAATTAGAACCTTCTTAACATCATACTCAGGACTCTCTATCTTTCTACTCTTCTTAATCAAATCCTGCATCGTTAACCCTAACTCATAAACTTCCACATTATCCTGATCAAATCCCTTAATAATCGGCTCTAAATTAAAATTTATCAAAGAACTCAAAACCGTGTTCCCTTTCTCCTTAGTAGTCCCTGTAGTCGTCCTGACATCAAACTCATTTATCTTCGGCGGAATATAAGAATTAGCCGCCTTAGCATTACTCTCCCAGTACTCACTAAAAGTCTGATCATCAAATTCAGCATGACTGTTTTCCCTTTGTGTCCGCGCTTTTTCCAGCTCCCTTAGTATTTTACTCCGAAAATACAACTCATCTTCCGACAAGTTGGGAGCCTCGACATCATGTTTGTCATTTTGCATCGCCCCCTATTATACCTCAAAAACTAGCAAATAGCAAACTTGTCAAATTCGTCACTCTTCACTACTTAATAAACACCAGGGCGTCAAGTATTTAACAAATAGAGAACTTGTCAAACGGCTCGCTGTTGCCCTCTTTCGCCCCTTCTGTGTATTCACCATCTATTTCAGTAAATGTCAACATAGCGGCATCTGCGATGTCAGGACTAACTATGCCACTTCTACGCATTTCGTCTTTTGACATAATTTGTATCCGTCCTCTTAAATTTCTTTTAAACTTTATATCTAATAATTGTCGCCATCCCTCGTCCTCTACTAGCGCTCCCCCTTTTTTACACCACTCCTTTAGCCCGAAGAAAGCTTCAGCTCTCAAATTGCCGTACCTTTCTTTATCATCAGGTGGATCACCCACGTTCACACCGTTAACACCCACCCCAGCTAGAGCTAGTTCTTGGCTTACGTTAGCCCCTATCCCAAAATTATCAACAAACACATCGTCTCCGTTCAAATGATACAATTCCATTAGAGTTAGAGTTTTCTGCGCGATACTCTTATTGGTACTTTTCTTCTCTTTAGCTACCACTCTAGCTTTAAATTTATCTCTTAAAACCCAGATCGTCTCATTTGTCCCCTCGCCAGACGGGTCTACCCCTAACCTCTTAGGCCCTCTACTAAAGGCAGCATCAACCGTATACCTCAAATCATTCTCAACCATCAAAGGCACGTACCCCTTCTGATCTATCGCGTCCTCACTTGGGAAATTACCACTTACCCTTATATTATGCTCATCCGAGTCCTCCCCATGCTTATCAATTATCCTGTTAACAAATTTTATATCTACTATAGGAGATTCAGCTGAATCAAAATGTAAACATTGCCAACTATGCTTATCTGAATGATGCGAATCATAAAAATATCCACTAGTCCTAGTAGGATTACCTATAAGGATAACAAGAATATTCTCTTCAGTTAAGGCACCTTCAGCTACATTAAAAATCTCATTAGGCACACCAGAATTGCCCGACCACATACAATAACCGTTTCTTCTAGTATAAATAAGTCCACTTGGTACAGTCACGCAATAAACCATATTATCATAATCTATTGTAGCAAGGGGAGCCCGACTCCTTCCAAGAGTGTATTGAAAAGCCTGGGTACTTAATTTCACCATATGGAACTCACTTGGCGGACTAGCCGAAATAACATATCCATCCCTCGTACTTGTAGCCCAATGGTCAATTATCCAATGCTTTTGCCCTTTCAGGCTCCGTTTCTTTAAAGTAGTTCTATACCCAGCTAGCAAACACAACTCATGTAAATCATTAGCTAACCCCTCTCCAGATGTATACAAAACCATAGTCTTTTTTTTCATATACCCATCCCCGTCCATAAAGGCTTTTAGAAAGACATCTATTTGAACAGGAGGTAAACTCATAACATATCGGGGAACCCTCTTACTAGCAAAGCCAACTCCATACCTTGCCAAGTAAATACCTAGCTGAATACCTGATATAATAAACCCCTTCTCGTTTACTGAAAAAGACACACCCATACGCTCCAACAACCCCTGGATCTTCACTCTATTCTTAGGAATCCTTTGACTTATACCAACTCCATTATACCTCATCTTCCCATTCTTTAGCTTTCTTTTCACTAAGTGCCCTTCAGAAATATACCACCCAAGAAATTCCAACCAATCATCCATCTTGAAAACTTGACCTTCTTTCTTGCCCCTCTTAGACTTAAAAGCTGGCAACCTAAACTCAGCCCTCTCTTCCCCCTGCCAATTAATACATGGATTTGCAATCATATCCGACTTAATATCTTTAGGCTTTATCTTCTTGTACCCAGCCTTGACTGTCCTAAGCCACATATCATGATTTGGGGTAATACAAAAATCCGCCCCCCTAGTAACCGTAGGAACATACATCTTCCCCTCATAGGGCATCATTATTCTTCTCTCAACCTTCTCATACTTAGACTCCCCTGACTCATCCATAACCAAGACCTCTTCGTCCTTCTCCAAGTCCTTAAAGAACTTCCATCCTTGACGGGTTAGTACTTCTGTGGCATAATCATGACATGCTTCATCAACGATGAACATGACATGCTCGCCGTGCATACCTGCCAGGGCCTCTGGACTTTCCTTCCTGGCCGTCCTCGCACGCGCAAACCATGTCGCCGGACTCTCCTTCATCCTTATATAACTTGTCGTCCACTCATACTGTCCTTTAATATGCGGTGGCATCTTCTCCATCCATTTAGCTATCTCTTTCCACAATACATCGTACATCTGCTCTGCGCCGGGTGCAGTACATGGGATCTGAGCGTCTAAAAAAGAAAAAAGGTACCAAAGTATCAACATGGCAAGAGAAGCGCTCTTACCGCAACCGTGGCCCGATCTGACCGTTATCCTCTGTTTCGCTTTTCCGCACAGTGCTTTTCCAACAGCTTCCATTAACTCTGTCTGATGATTAGTTATGTGCCTTCCCTTCTGGAATTTTTCCCCTTCCGCTACCGGTGTTAAGCCCCACATATCCATTATGAAAAGTAAGGGACTACGCTGATAATCATATAACCTATAAACATTATCAGAAATATCCTTCTCCTTCTTCAATTTCCGATACTTCGCTGTATCTTTCCTCAAATCTTTTGGGATCTCTATCCTTTCAATTTTTTTCTTTTTAACCTCTTTCTTTTTAGCCCCTTTTAACTTTTTAGTCATATTTTTCTTTTATGTTTTACACTGGCCCAGTACTCCCTAGAATGCAGCCCCGCATGATCAGAATTAGACATAACTTCAAGATTCTCTAACCTATTATCAGTCTTAATTCCGTTCCTATGGTGTACGACCTCGCTTCTACCAAGCTTTCGCCTCAACACCCTCTCCATGATATTGCGATGCAGCCTGCCGCTACCCTCTCTTTTATACCCCCCGCTATCCAGTTGCCCTCTTTTTAAAGGGACGCTGCCATATAACTTACGCCTACAACCCTTGCAAGATGAATACAGCCCGTCAACCTTTTGCCTATCCTTGTGGAATTCCGTCTTCAGCTTGATCTTCTTACACTTCTTGCACCTCTTATATTCATCGCTCAACCGCTCCTTGTGATTTATACGACCAGTTCTTAAGCCCCACAAATGCTGACACCTTTTACAGGAAGAATACAGGTTATCCTTTTTACTCATATCCCTTGTGAACATACTTGTGGCAAGAGACTCCTTGCATTTACTGCACACCTTCGCCATTCTTGTCGGGGTTATACCGCTGCAATAAGACGGGAAATAGCTCCCAGAGCCTTCTTTCTTTTATGAAAGGCTCCCTGCGAGACTTCTTCTCGTGTAAAGAATTGTGACACATGCGACATAAAAAAACAAGGTTTCTTTCGTCATTTAAGTTAGGATGCTTCCTAGCCTCACTACGGTAAACCAAATGATGCCTGTCCACTGCTGTCCCACCACATCTTTCACATTCTGTCCAGCTCATGTAAACTTATTATTATTCGCTCATTACTACTCTTATACTTCGTCGCCTTTACACTCACCACATACTTGTCATTCTCTATCACCCCCCCCTCCTCCAACGCATCTAACACCGGCTTAATTAAATTGTCCACGTCCGTTGTAGCAAAATGCTTAATATGAAATTCTAACTCAATATTACACCACTTAACCTTACCCTTACCCTTTACCAACCATCCCATCTCCTCCCTCCACTTCTTATACCTAGGCGTTTTAAACTTCCTCCCACACCAAGCCTGGTTTATTGTTATCGGCCTTATCGGCACCACAAGAGTTTTAGAGTTCGTCATTAGTCAAATAATACATGATACTAAACAAGCATATCAGTATAAATAATAACACATACGTCAAGCTCCCCTTACCTAACCAAGTCAACTCATAACCAAAGGCCACTATAGTCAACCACATCAACAGTTTTAGAATCTTCATGTTTTTAAGTTAAAAGTAGTATTATATCCCCCAGCAATAAACAAGCAACCACTATCCCACCCAATATAGCGCCTAGTAAAGTGCTTATCATTATAATTTGTATTGAGTCCATAGCGGCTCAAAAGGAATAACCCTGTCCCACCCAGTTGTCCCATAAGGCAAATCGCACAAAACCATATCAACACCCTTGTCGGGCATGTCTTTCATCACCTCCAGACAGTCCCCTTGTATTACCTGATTCGCCTTCATAGTTTTATTTTGAATTTTTAAGTAAACGACATTGTTATAAAGTTCTCTTCCCCGCACTTCTCACACTTATAACTTTCAAAACCACTGGACGGGGCATAGTACACCGGTTCAGATTGCACCTTCTTACAACTCTTACAACTCATCTCCGGTATATAATACCTATCTCCCATCCTATAAATTATTTTTCAAATTCCGTAACTTGATTATCTCAAATAAACAGTAATTAATACTATCCTCCAACTCTTCCACTGCCTCACTAACCATATCCCTACCTTCCAAATCATTCCCATATTTCAACCGCCCAGCTCGCCTGCGAGCTTCCACCTCCTTCAATATCTTTTCACACTGATTTTCTATCTCACCCTCCGTCATACAATCTTATTATATCCCCTAACCATTATCTTATACATCTTCTCACTACTACACCTCTTCCTTATACACATGTCACATACCACCCGCTCCTCACCATCCTCCCAAAAAACCCACTCACCTACACCACCACATAACTGACACGCCTCCCTCTTAATACCATCTTCTGGCCAATCATCCTCCTCTTCTTCAATTATCTCCTCTTTTTTGGCCACACTTTCTTCCCTTACAGCTGCCCTCTTCTTCACTTTCTCACCCCAAGTTGGCCCAATTTTGCCGATTTTTGCATATTCCCACCCATCTACAACTATGGTGTCGCCTGCTTTCATCGCATCCAAATATCGTTTAAGATTAGCCCTAAACTTCCGTATCGTTATACTCTCCATATGTCCAGTATACCAAAAATGTGACACACTTTCAACCCTTACATAAGCCATTAACAAGCCACTTGACACCTTTTTGTTTTTTGTTTTTTTATTTTTTCCCAAAAATAGCCCCT